TGATACTTGTAAGCATAATCGTGTACAAGTCCCCCCATTAATAGTACGCCAATCGGGGATAAAAATGTATGAAGAAACTTCGGAATTGAAGCTCCATCAAATTTAAATCCTTTAGGTATGACATACTTTTTACCTTCTAGTTCAAAGGTAAAATCTTTTACAATTTCCCAATGTCTTACACCAAGTAACCACATTAGTATGCCTTTCCAGAAACCTTTATCTTTTGTCTTAATAGGTAATGGTCTCATATGAGGCATTTCTGTATATTTAAAATTTACTCTGTTACTATTGTCTTTTTTATCAAATAAGTTTACAATAAAACCTACTATAATTAGGGCAATTAGGATTGACCATTGCCAAAATTTCATCGCTAAAGCTATTACTAGTTCCATATTAGTCCTTCTTTTTATTTTGATTTATATATGATTGATAGACTTTGTGAGCTGCGCCTAAGTCTTTTTTCTTTTGAGGGTCTTTTGCCCTTTGACTGGCCACCTTTGCTCTTTGCGACATTGCAATAGCAGCTTGCATTTTGTGTGCATGGGTTTTACCTGAACCTTTTATTTTATTTATAGATTCTTTGGCCTTAGCCGAGTCTGTAAAACCTAGTCCGTGAATCGTTCCTTTTGGATTCTCATCTGTATAAAGGTCAGAATGTTTATCTGAACCTGCTTTTTGGCCTGGCTTTCTTGCAATTCTAGGATTCTTATTTGCATTTAAACCTACACCTCTGGTATCTTTATCACCAGCACCTTTAGGTGGTTTCATATTACCTATACTTGCTATAGGTGACATACTATCTAAGTTACCTATACGAAACCCGCCTAGGTATTCTTTAAACTTTTTTATCATACTTTGTCTTAAAGCCTTTATATTCTTTATCTTCGACAAATTCTACTTTTTCTTTTACTATACCTGAAGCTTTATCAATTGCTTCATCTAATTTATCTAACTTATCTAAGACACCTTTTAAAACAACATTGTTATTGTCGTTGTCTTCTTTAATTTTACCAGACATTCTTTTCATAATGACATCCATTAATTTAGCTGGCACTTCGTCTTTTTTCTTTTTCTTACCTGTTGGATTCATGTCAACACCACCATGTGCAACTGCGTTAGCTGGTGCGTCTTCATCCATCTTATTGATGATTTCATCCATCATTTCTTTATAATGTTTTGGCATAATCGTTCTCCGTTACCAGTTCGCCGTCTTTTTCATATACACTCATTCCAAAACAAACCATATATGGTTCAGCGTCAATCTCTGGTATTTCTCTAACTTCGTTTAACATTTCTTCAAATAAATTTTCATCTTTTAAATATTTAATAACTGTAGATTCAATTAAAGTTTTGTGTGTGGCAAATGACTTATCTTCCTTTATTAGAAGTGCCAATGCAACTGCAAAAGAACCAAGTTTACCACCTAGGCCAACCTTTTGTAAAATTCTTTTTAGGTTAAAGACAAATCTATTTAACAATGTGTAAGATTTTCTTTCCTTTTCAGTCTTTAGTGATTTATATTTTTTTAATACTTTACCTTTTTCATCAATAATACCAAACTTAAACGCCTCTTGTTTTTCAAAAGGAGTTACCAATAGTTTGACCACTCTGTAAGTTATTAAAAAATCTATTCCTCTACTCGCCATTACAGTTCCTTTAATCCTTTGGTTATCTTCATATCTTCTACTACACTATTAAGTTCATGTGGATATAGATATTCTAGGTAATTGAGAAATGATTTTAATGCTGGCCAGTATGGTTTATCTATCTTAAACAATAGAAGTGTACAAGCCGTTTCTACACCAAAAACATTATTCAAAACTATGATATGGTTTAATACCAATCTTAGTTTAAGGTTACCTGTAACCTTGTATTTACGAAAGAGTCTTTTAAGATATTTGAACCTTTTAATATCATCATAAAACTCAATATCCTTTTCTAAAGTAGGATTGTCATAATTGCCTTGTGCAAATAATAACCAATTATCCTTCGTAATTTCTCTGAACATCTTTACTCCGTATTAGTATTAAACTAATTTGGCGTAAACTTTAGATGAACCTGTTTTTAGGGTTTCGTAAGTTACTTCTAACTTTAAACCACCTTCTTTTCTATGAGATATACCATCATCATTTAAGTCGGCACCATCTGAGTCTTTACCAAATCTTCCGCCGAATTGTTTTACTTCAGCAGTCACTTTACCGTTATCACCTTCTAATTTCATATTGCCTACTTCTAGGCCAATTGTTTTTAGTTTGTTTGCTAATTGTTCAACAGCTGCTTGAGGATTCATATATTCCTGTTGGCAAATTGAAGAAACAAAAGCATTTACTCTTTTTAAAACATCAGCGTTCTCAATATTATGAGCACCAATGTTTGAGTCCTCAGCAGAATTAGCAGTAGCTACACCAACTTGGCCGCCCTGGTAATTGCTATGGTCCTCTTTTAGCATTTGTTTAAATGTTTTCATTTAATTTTCCTCTACTTATATTTATCTGATACTTTTTTTGTTCCATCGCTTCGGGGTATCAAGCCCTTTGCTTTTAAATGTGCCTTATCTGTAAATCCAGCCTTACCTGCCTTGTGCCTTTTCATAGCGTCAGCAGTATTTGGTGGACTTTCAGCAAGAACATCTTCCTCAAAGTCTTTAAGATTTTCTTCTTTTACAAAACTCTTAAATTTCTTCATTAACTTGTCGCTATGTTTAGCGCCTCTGATTTTTCTTTCGGCATTTCTTTACCATCTTTTTCTGATATAGCAATTAATTTATCGACTTGTTGAATTGCACCATGAACAGCGTTTAAATTACTTTTCATTTGTATAAGTTCAACATCAACTTGTTTAATTCTATCAGATAAAGCGTCAAAGTCTTTTGCTAAAAGTTCTCGTTGTGAAACCAAATCACTTGTTTGTATAGCCATTTTATATATTCCTATTTAATTACAATTACGCTGTTACAGTTACGCCATTACCACCAATTACATACCATTTAGATGATTTAAAAATACATACTGCTGTTTCGCCTTTAGCGTTAAGTATGAAGTTTGTATTTGAAAAGTTAGTTGGTGTAATTGTGATTGCGTTTGTACCAGATGTAGATGTATTAATAACAATCTTAATCTGACCATCTGAACCATCTGCCATAGCACAACTGTGTGTAGCTGATGTTGCGTTTATCTCTGTTACTGCTGATGTTACATCAACTGCTGTAGTTGTAGAACCGTCTGCTGTAATTGCTTGAGAAGTTTGTTTTAAACCAAGATAACTTGGAATGTTATTGAAAACATCTTCCGCTGTTATTTTTTTATTTACTGGTGTTCCAGCAGGGTCATCTACTACATGAAGTAAATCTGCCGCTGCTAAGTTATCGCCTAAGTCTGTTAAGGCGGTGATTTTTTTATCTGCCATTTTTTTCTCCTGTTAACCCCCTTTTTGGGGAATGCTACTCTGTGCATATACACAGACCACTTTATTAATGTACTTATATGTATAAGGGCACCCGAAAGCGCCCTTATAAATTATTTTTATTATGCTACAACTGTTAAAGTTCCAGCCGCTGTACCAATACCAGCTACACTTGTGATAGTGGAGTTAGTAGTTGTACCTTTATCTTTAATAGTACCACTATTTAATGCTAAACAGTTTGCACCAAATGATAATACATCATCTTCATTTGTAGCTGCGTTAGCGGCTCCAATTACTAATGAGAATACTAATTCATTTGTACCTGTACCTGAAGCATATGCTAATGCGTGTGGACCTCTACCTGTACCAGAACCTTCGTTTCCGTTAGTTACTGCTAAAGTAGGTGTACCACCTGTAGTTACTACATCAACTGCTTCATTAAATCGTAGTCTTGCTGATAGAGTACCACCATCTGATTTATCAAATGCTGTTGTAATCCATTCAATTTCTGTAATGTCAGCCGCACCTATTTTAACTGCTAATCCACCGATTGCAACTAAAACTTCTGGTGTCGCTGAAGTGTTACCGTTACCTGATAATCTCGAACCTGCTTCTCTAACCCAGCCTTTTGAAGAAGCGCTAACTTCTAATTTTTCAGCTGTTGTTAAGTTTTTAGGTTTAGATTCGTCAGAGTCGGTTGCTCCCCATAAACTCATATCTTATCTCCTTTTATAAAAGTTAACTTGTTCGTTATATAACAGGACTATTTATAAGATATAATTACTTGAAACCTAGCTTTTTAAGCTCTGCGATAGTTTGGGAGGCTGTCTTAAAAGTAATACCTGTACCACCTCTGGCACTAAACTCTTTGGTATTCTTTTCGTAATCGTCAATTAGAATAGAACCAGGACTTGCATAGTTCTTTTTTTGACTTCTCATTACTAGATTGATTTTGTTACTAGGTATACCAGTATTTCTCATAGCCCATTTTCTTTTGCCTGGAATGCAATTAGGGTCATGTGCGTGTTCTACATAGGCACTTAATATATGAGGTTGGTATTTCTTAACAAAGGCAAATAGTTTCTTGCCCTCGTTTAGCCATGGTCCGTCAGACCAAAACTTTTTGTTTGCAATGATTGGATCCCATCGCTCTTTTCTACCAAGGTTAGTCCATTGGTCAATCGTAAGACCAGTAGTCTTTTCAATGTTCTTCACAAAGTCGAAAAGGACGCCATCCATATCTAAATATATTCTTGGTAAGTTATTCATAGTGTTATCCTTCTTTATTATGTGTATATAATAACATATTCCTTACCATTTGGCAACAGCTTTTTTCGCTTTTTTTGAAGTTTTTTTTGAGACCAGGTACTACTTTTGGTAGTCTACCTTAGGTTCTGTTTCAATTTTAGTCTTTTTACTACCAACAAGAGTTTTACCTGTCTTTTCTTTCTCTGATTCTGCGTCTGAATCATTGTCAGGTGCGACATCTTGTGCTTTCATATACTTGGCATTCTTCTTCATTTCTTCCATAGAATCACCAGCAGTAGACCATAGAGTGTTAACATCTTCTTTTAACTTCTCTATATCAAAACTTTCTTCCTCAGACTTCATTGCTTTTTCTAAATCTTTTGATTGTTGACCATGTGCTTTTACGGCCTTCTTCAATTGATTAGCAACATCTTTAACAGTAGGTTCATCTTTACTATCTAAGTCTTCGTTTTTTTCTTTTGCTTTAATTGCTTTTTGTAAAGCAGGTGGTAATTTCTTTTGGCCACTAGTTAACTCATCAACTTTAGCCTCGTCTTTACCTTTATATTTTTTATCTAACTTATTAAAAAAGTCTTTCTTTTCCATATCAGACATTGCGCCGATACCTTTACCAGTCTTTTCTAATTCTTTTTTAAACATATCTTGGTAGGCATTGTCTTTAATATGCTTTTGCATTTCTTTAACGACTTCGCTAATGCTACCACTTTTACTTTCTAAATAACTCATCTTTATTCTCCTTTTACTTTGGCAGCTAAGTCTTTGTCTGCACCACCCCAGGTTCCTGAGGATTTTGTTACAAATGAATTTACTCTAGCGTATGCCCATTGGTGCTGACTAGCACCTGGTCTGTGTCCACCTTTCCAAGCGGCCATACCTCTATCGAAAACTTTTTTTAATATTGAATAAGGCATTCCTGATTTGTCTGC